TTTGCTAAAGGAACATCTGATGCTAAACCCTTTGCTGTATCTTTTTATGTAAAAGGTAATGCTAGTGCAACTTATGTATGTGAGTTATTTGATGGAGATAACACTCGTCATGTCTGTAGTACGTTTAGTGTTACAACGGATTGGACAAGAGTAGAAATTACCTTTCCTACTGATACCACAGGAGCATTTGATGATGACAATGCAGCAAGTTTATACTTGCAAATATTCTTACACGCAGGTTCAAACTTTAGTAGTGGTACATTACCTGCAACATGGGCATCTAAAACAAATGCAAACAGGGCAGCAGGTGGTGGGTCATTCTTTGACAGCACAGACAGAACCTTTTTTATCACAGGTGTTCAGTTAGAAGTAGGGCAGAACCCAACGAGCTTTGAGCATGAGCCTGTTGAGAGGACGTTGGCTAAATGTCAGAGGTATTATTTTGTTTTAGCAGAAGGAGATGATGAGCCTATACTTGATGGAGGTATGTATAATAGTACAGCATTTCTTGGGGGAGTTACTTTTCCTGTAACCATGAGAACATCACCTACACTAGATGAAGTAGAAGGCACTAATTATTTTAACATTATTATGGATGGTGGAAATGATTTGGCAGATGGTATTGGTATAAACAGAGATGGTAATACCCATTGTGCTATAGAGGTTTCAGGAAATGCTTCTGGGACAGCAGGACATTCAGCACAAGTAAGAACAGGAAATGCTTCAGCAAAAGTTAGATTTAAGGCAGAGTTATAAAATGAATATTATATCAGCAAAATATTATAAAAATGCACAAGGGCAAATATCAGCCGTAGTTATGAAATTAAAAGATGACCCTGCTACATATCATGTTCCCTTGGTAGAGGATAACACAGACTACGCACAAATATTAAAACAAGTAAAGGAAGGTACACTAACCATAAAGGACGCTGACTGATGCTTGGCTTTAGCTCCATATCAGAAGTAGCAATAGCTAACCAACCTGGGGCTACGTTATTTTTAGAAGGGGTAAGTGGAACCGCAGCTGTAAATACAAATTTGGTGGTGATTGAAGCTGCAGCCAATGTTACTGTAGATGCTCAGAACTTAGCGATGACAACGACATCAGGAGAGCTGGCTAGTATAACAGGAACCGCAGTTGTGCCGTTAACTGGAATTTCTGCTACACTTTCTCAAGGAGATGTACTAGTATGGGGTGAAATCCTACCTGGGATAACAACTAATTATACAAATATAACCACAGGAGCGTCACAGACGTGGACAGAAATATCAACAGGAGTTTCACAAACGTGGACAGAAATATAGAGGTAAAACATGGTATCTGTATATACAACTAATGGTGGAATAGAAAAGATTGGTTCAGGCGAGCAGTCTGGTACATGGGGCGACACCACAAATACAAATTTTGATATTATAGATAAGCTAACTAATGGTGTTACAGCAATTGATGTTGGTAGTAGCACTGCCAGTAATTTAGATACAACTGATGGCACAGTATCTAATGGTATGAGTAAGGTGTTAGTTTATACAACTAGTGGTACACAGTCACAGGCTCACACAGTTACCATAACCATTACTGCCGCAGAGAAACTATATTTTATAAACAATACTCTAGGTCAAAACTTACAATTTGTGCAAGACGGGTCAACACCCACTGACTGTGTCATTCCTGCGAACACAGCAGGTATAATATATGCACGAGGTAGTACTGTAAGTGGCAGTGCGCGGTTAGTAAATTTATCTGCCTTAATGCCTAATACAAGCACAACTGGGGCAGGTACATTTGCAAGCCTAGCGGTAGACAACATAACGATTGATGGTACGGAGATAGACCTGAGTTCTGGAGATTTGACGTTAGATGTAGCAGGTAACATAGTTTTAGACGCTGATGGGGGTACTGTAAAAGTATCTGACGGAGGCACAGAGATACTAAATATTACCAACTCATCAAGTGATGTAATTATTAAACCCGTCGTTGATGCTAAAGATATTATATTTCAACAAAGAGATGGAACAGAAGTCGCTAGAGTAGAGGATGATGGCACATTTAACGTGGTTACAGGTAAACTCGCGATTAATGCCACGGCTATATCATCTACCGCAGCGGAGCTAAACAAGTTAGACGGAGATACAGCTAATGACTCATCTATAAGCGTAGTTGACTCAGATGGCATACTTGTTGATGATGGGGGTACAATGAAAAAAGTACCCGCAAGCGACATTAAGACGTATGCAAGTGGGAACTCACTTGTCCCAGCAGGTGCATTGATGCCGTATGCGGGGTCGTCTGCTCCAACAGGATATTTATTATGTGATGGCTCTGCTGTTTCACGAAGCACTTATGCAACTCTTTTTTCTGCTATAGGTACACAATATGGAGCAGGTGATGGTTCCTCAACATTTGCTCTTCCAGATTTACGAGGAAGAGTTGTTGCAGGTCAAGATGACATGGGAGGATCATCAGCAGATAGACTTACTGACCAAACTGGTGGTCTTAATGGTGATACATTGGGAGACACAGGAGGTTCTGAAACACAAGCATTAGTAGAAGCAAATTTACCTGCTCATACCCACACTTTTAGTGATACAGATTCACACACCGTTGCCATACCTAGAACTTTTGTCAATGAACTCGCTGCTCAGTCTGTAAACGCAGAAGGTAGTGCAGTCCGTGTTGATTCTGGTTCTATAACTGTTTCAATTAGTGGAACTACAAGCAGTACAGGTAGTGGTTCGGCACACAACAACGTGCAGCCTACAATAATCTTAAACTATATTATTAAAACATGACGAAGGCAGACATAACAAATATACTTACGCAATTAGCCGTAATGCAACAACAAATGAAATCCGTTGAATCTAGAGTAAAAAGACTGGAGCAGCTTGTTATATGGGCTTTTGGTATTTATACAACAGCAACTATAGGTGTTATTTACAGCGGGGTCATCTAGGTGTTTGATCCCGTCACTATATCCGCTGCTGTAGCTACAGCCAGCACGGCTTTTTCGGGGATAAAACGTGCTTTTCAAGCGGGGCGTGACCTAGAATCTATGTCACAAGACTTGTCAAGGTGGATGGGTGCTGTTAGTGACGTGGACGCAGCACATAAATCTGCCAAGAATCCAACTATGTTTCGTAAAGTGTTTAGCGGTGGTAGTATAGAACAAGAGGCAATCGAAGCGTTTACAGCAAAAAAGAGACTAGAGGAGCAACGATACGAGTTACAACAGTTTATTAAGTTTACTCACGGAACGGCTGCATGGGACGAACTGTTGAGGATGGAAGGTCAGATACGTAAGAGAAGGCAACAAGAGATATATGACAAAAAGATATTCAGAGAAAAAGTTATTGGTATTGTGGCACTTATTGTTGTCCTTACTGTTGGCTTGGTTATTCTTGGTCTTTTCGTTTACTCCCTCATGGGACTCGACAGAGGGTGGTGGCTATAAGACTAGGGACAAGTGCATCCGTAAACAAGGCGGGCAGGAAACATTTGAGTGGATTTGTACTGATGGAAAGGTAATATATTTAGTACAATCAGATAATATAAAACAGTGTTTTACATGTTTTTTAAAAAAATTTAGTGATTGGACATGGGAACAAGAGATACGAAAAGGGGTACGGGAAGATCCAAAGTATGTTACATGTAGGAGATATAAACGACGAAAGGCAAAAAATGGGCAAGAAGTTTGCCTATACAAAGGAGCAAATGATACATATACTCTGGTAGTAGAAGGGCAATGCCCTATGGAATTTAGGTGTAAATACGATCCAAATGGTAAAGAACCAAATATAGATAGCGTGGTAGATTCGTTAAATGATAGTTTTAAAAAATGAAAGTTTTATTATTTGTGCTTGTTATTCTTGAAGGTACTGAAATTTATGATGAGTCAATAGAATATGGAAGTATTGATAAGTGTAGTTGGTATGCTGAAAAAATAAATTTTTACAACGAAAGGCAAACGAGAAACACTTTTTCTGCATATTGCAAACCAAAAGTGGTTGAAAGGAAAGAAGAATGACACAAAAAACATTAGAAAAAGGTTCAGTCTGGGAGAAAGCCGATACTAATGGTGATGGCATGGTAACCGATAAAGAGATGGCTATCAAAGAGCGTATGGTGCTTTTGGAGAACAGAGACAAGAAAGAGGATCAACAACGGTATCTTGTGTGGTTTTCAGCACTTACAGTAACAACTTTTATTATAGTGCTAATGACACCCCTTGTTCCTATAGAAAGAATTGACCACCTCTCAGGAATTGCCGAAATTTGGGTATTGAGTAATATGGGCGTTTTAGCCTCTTTCATCGGGTTTAATCAGCTTGCAAAGAGAGCAGATAAAGGAGAAATAAAATGAGTTTACTAACCTCGCTTGTAGGACCTGTCACAGGGTTGTTAGACAAGTTTGTAGAAGATAAAGATCAAAAAGCTGCCTTGGCACACGAGATAGCCACTATGGGCGAAAAACATGCGAAGGAGCTGGCACTCGCGCAAATTAAAGTAAATCAGGAAGAAGCCAAGGGTAATTGGTTTCAGTCGTCGTGGCGACCCTTGATTGGCTGGATTTGCGGGCTGTCCCTAATGATAAATTATCTTGTCTCGCCAATCTGCGCGGGATTTGGTATAATTATTCCACAGGCGGACATGAGTGTAATGATGCCGTTATTGCTCGGAATGCTCGGAATCGCAGGAATGCGCAGTGTGGACAAGGCGTTTAAAACAGACACAAAGGGGAAACAAAATGGCATTTAAATTATCACAAAGAAGTTTGGGGCGATTAGATGGGGTAAAGAATGAGTTACATTCGGTTGTTACTCAGGCTATTAAGGTAAGTAACGTTGATTTTGGAGTCATATGTGGTTTGAGAACAGAAGCAGAACAGGCTGACCTCGTAGCCCGTGGGGCTTCCCAGACGATGAAATCTAAACACCTTACGGGAGATGCTGTGGACTTAATGGCGTATGTTTCTGGACGGGCGAGCTGGGAGTTGAACCTGTACGATGATATAGCCGATGCAATGAAAGAAGCAGCTGTACGAGAAGGCGTTAAAATACGTTGGGGCGCGGCATGGCAAATAAATGACTTTCGTGACTGGGAAGGCACATCAGAAGAAGCTATGAATGCCTACATAGACCTACGTCGTTCGCAAGGTCGTCGCCCGTTTATTGATGGACCACATTTTGAGTTAATGTAATGCCTTTACAAAAAGTAGTATTTAGACCTGGAATTAATAGAGAGAACACTCGTTATACTAACGAAGGTGGATGGTTTGACTGTGACAAGATACGGTTTAGGCAAGGCAGTCCTGAGAAGATAGGTGGATGGACACGTGTATCTGATAACACGTTTGACGGAAAGGCTCGTTCCATACGTGCATGGACAACGCTTGGTAACATACCGCTTGTAGGTATAGGCACACATAAAAAGTTTTATATAGAAAAAGGTGGGGCATACTATGATGTTACACCTGTGCGTAAGACTACAACGGCTAGTGTTAGTACAATCAACCTCGCTAGAGCTTCTAGTTCCTCTACCATAACAGTAACTGATACTGGACATGGAGCAGAAGTAGGAGATTTTGTAACTTTTGCGGGGTTTACTACGTTAGGAGGTGGGATAACAGCAGCTGTGCTTAATAAGGAACATGAGATAACAGCTATTACATCAGCAAATGTATACACGTTTACTGCTACAGCCACTTCTACGGGCGCGGCTAACCTTGATTACACTGGTTCAGGTCAAACAGCACAATACCAAGAAAATATAGGTAAAGAAGGACAAACTCCTCTAGTAGGTTGGGGAGGAGGTACTTGGAATCAAACAGGTACAACATGGAACAATAGTGGGTCAACCACATTTGGTATTCGTTTATGGCATCAACAAAACTTTGGTGAAGATTTAGTATTAGGGTTTGATGGGGGTATATTATACACATGGGACGCTACAAACGGCACGTCTACCAGAGGAGTGCGTGTAGATGGTTTATCAGGTGCATCAGGGGTTCCTACCGCACATAATAATATTTTAGTGTCTGATGTAAGTCGTTTTGTTTTTTGTCTAGGAGCCAACCCTTTTGGAGCAGCTGATTTAGACCCTTTGCTAATTAGATGGTCGGATCAAGAAAGCTTAGTAGACTGGACACCCGCAGCAACAAATCAGGCAGGAAGTTTACGATTGTCACAAGGGTCAAAGATTATAACGGGCGCAAACTCACGACAATCAGTGTTAGTTTGGACAGATGCCGCGTTATATAGCTTGCAATATGTAGGTGCGCCCATAGTGTGGGGAGCCAACCTAGTTGGTGAAAACATATCCATAGCCTCTAAAAACGCTGTAGCGTACGCAAATGGTATAGCTTACTGGATGGGTACGGATAAATTTTACAAATACGATGGTAGAACAGAGACACTTAACTGTGATCTACGTCGTTATGTATTTAATGATTTTAATGCTGATCAGTACGAACAAGTGTTTGCAGGTACAAACGAATCCTTTAACGAAATATGGTGGTTCTATTGTGCAGCAGGGTCAACCGTGCCAGATAGGTATGTAATATACAATTATTCTGAGAACGTGTGGTATTTTGGCAACTTAACACGTACGGCATGGGTGGATTCAGGAGCAAGAGAACATCCCCTTGCGGCTACTACGTTAGGTAATTTGGTGGAGCATGAGCAAGGTTTAGATAATAACGAAACAACTACACCTGCGGCTATAACTGCATTCATAACATCTGCAGATTTTGATCTTGATGATGGAGATAGGTTGTTTTTAGTAAATAGAATCATGCCCGATGTAACGTTTGATGGCTCTACAATAAGTAGTCCTTCTGTAACTTTAACATTAGACCCTTTAACAAACTCTGGGTCGGGTATCAAGTCCACTCCGTCAGAAGGTGGAAACAGTAGTGGCACAGTAACACGTTCTGCTACGTCTCCCGTAGAAGCGTTTACCAGTCAACTTGACGTACGTGTTAGGGGACGGCAACTTAATTTAAAGATACAATCCAGTGCTGTAGGGGTGCAATGGCAACTTGGCTCTCCCAGATTGGATATGCGACCTGATGGGAGGCGTTGATGAGTGTAGATTTAACAGATTATGACGTGCTTTTTCGCGCTCCTGCATTACCCCTACCAAGAGACGAATACAGTCGAGAGGAAGCTATAAAGCTAAATGATGCGTTGCGCCTATACTTTAACCAGATAGACGAGCAATTTAGAAAAAATACGTTGAAAGAACAATCAGATGCACAAGGGTGGTTTATTAGCTAATGGCAAATAATTATAAAAACTCTAAAGTGGACTTAACAACTGCAGATGTAACCACGTTGTATTCATGCCCTGCAAGTACGACTGCTATAGTAAAATCTATCTTAGTATCCGATGACTCAGGTAGTGGAGATACAATAGATTTAACAATCACCAATAGCTCTTCTGTTGCATTTAGCATATATAAAGTAAAAGCTATCGGTGCAAATGGCACAGTAGAACTCTTGACAGCTCCTCTTGTTGTGCAAGCGTCAGAGATACTAAAGGTAGAAGCGGCAACAGCAAACAGATTACACGTGGTAGCAAGTTATCTGGAGATTACATAATGGAGTTAAAAGACAGCAAGAAAGAAAAATTAAGTTATAATCATGTATTGCTTGGTTCTATAACAAATTTAAAGAGTTCAGGACAGATACCAGAAGATATTACCATGCGACAAGCCGCAGCTACAATTCTTAAAGAGATAGAGAGTAAAAACGTACAAACTGTGCAGATAGGTAATAGTATATTTATAGGTGTGTTTACCCCTGAAAAAAATAATATGTATATTAGACTGCATAATATGGATGTAGGGCGTAATGTTATAGATAATATGTATAGATACGTAGCGTTTTTACAAAAGAAGGGAGTTGCTTTCGCTAGCGCACAGATAAGAAATAAAAAACTACTACCAGGGTTACGTGTGTTAAAGAAAAAACTTGAAGAAAAAGATACAAAGTTGGAAGTTGTAGAGTTAGAAAATAGAGATGGGCATGGTATGTTT